GAGATTACAAGAGTTTCTAAAAGCAACGATGAATGGGTTATGGAAATTGGAAGAAGTAAAATTACAGCGCTGCCTCTTGGTGATGGTGAAAAACTTCGTGGTTTCCGTTTCCAAAGAATGATTATTGACGAACTTTTATTGATGCCAGAAAAGATTCTCAATGAAGTCATTTTACCATTCTTGGCTGTTGTAGAAAATCCAACTGAAAGGCAACAAGTTTATGATCTAGAAACTAAGATGATAAAAGAAGGGAAAATGGAAGAATCTGAGCGCCATCTTTGGCCTCACAACAAAATAATTGGACTGTCTTCTGCGAGTTATCGATTCGAGTATTTATACAAACTTTATTTGCAGTATGAAAACTTGATTATGAATCCCGAACAAAAAGATAAAGCTCATAGAGTTATTATGCACTTGAGTTATGATTGCGCTCCAGAGCAACTTTACGATGCCAACCTTCTGGACCAATCAAAAGCTACCATGAGTGTCGCACAGTTCGAGCGAGAATTCGGCTCTGTGTTCACAGATGATAGCTCTGGATACTTCAAAGTGAGTAAGATGGCTCAATGCACTGTTCCAGACGGAGAAGGGCAGTGTGTCGAAGTAATAGGGGATTCTAAAGCAAAATATATTGTATCGTTTGACCCATCATGGTCTGAAAGTGATGGTTCTGATGATTTTGCCATGCAAGTTATCAAACTACAGCCAAATCAAAGAACAGGCATCGTGGTTCACTCGTATGCTTTATCTGGTACAAACTTGAAAAAGCATATTGAGTATTTCTACTACTTGATGACATCATTTAATGTGGTTGCCGTTGTAGGAGACTATAATGGTGGCGTGCAGTTTTTAAATTCTTGCAACGAAAGTGAGTTATTCAAAAAGAATAATTTCAAATTAGAATGCTTTGACGCTGATTTAGACAATACTCAAGAATATGAAAAATCCTTGCGCGATGCTAGAAATCAATATAATTTAGAATCCAAAAGAATAGTATTTTTAAGAAAGCCAAGTTCTTTTTGGATAAGATATGCGAATGAGTTGTTGCAGTCAGCGTTTGATCATAGAAACATATGGTTTGCAAGCATGGCTCTGAACGATGACTTCACTCGACAAAAAACAGCAAACATTCCCATTGCTGATTTGAAATTCTTGCGTATCGACGATGAAAAAAATGAAGGAGCAAAAATGATCGACTTTATTGAGCATCTTAAAGACAGTGTTGATACGATTAAAGTTCAATGCGCTTTAATTCAAGTTTCGAGTTCGACGCAAGGAACTCAAAGTTTTGATTTACCGCTTAATCTCAAAAAGCAAAGAGGCGCTGACAAAGCGAGAAAAGACTCTTACTCCGCTCTTGTGCTGGGAAATTGGATGATGAGTGTATATTATGATATGATGTCTACGCCGCAAGAAACCGTGCAATCTACATTCGTTCCAATGTTTATTCATTAACTTTTAAAGTTAACTTTTCGACTTTTGGTGTAAAATAAGTAAATGGAATCATCGAAACGTAAATACCAAAAAAAATCTGAATACTGGAATCAGATCAGTCAGAGCAAGTTTAATCCTGTCGGTCCAACTTCGCAAAATGATTATCAACCAGAGTTGTGCGGCGAGCCTTTTTATGTTTCAGATGCATCTAGTAAACACGATGTATCCAAGGCATCTTATGGGCGATTAAACAATGATCAACCAAGCGGTAGTAGAATTAATAGGTCTGCATTAAATAGAACTCTTGACAGATTCAGCAGCATCCGAAATGGACTCTTGCCGTATAGTTATGCAATGGATGGAGTCAACGTGCGAGAAGCTATTGAACTTTGCCAAAAAGCTTATGCCAACATAGCTATATTCAGAAATGCTATTGATATCATGGCAGAGTTTGCCAATACTGAAATTTACTTTGAAGGCGGATCTCAAAAAAGCAGGGATTTCTTTACGGAATGGTTTAAGAAAATTAAGCTGTGGAATTTAAAAGATCAATACTTCCGCGAGTATTATAGAAGCGGTAATATTTTCCTTTATAGAGTAGATGGTAAATTCCAAGTCGATGACTACACTAAAGTGATGCGACAAATTGGAGATATCACATCTATGGTGAATAAAATTCCAGTTAAGTATATTTTATTAAATCCATTTGATGTAGTCGCTAAAAGAGGTTCGACCTTTAATACTGGAGCTTATGAAAAAATTCTTTCTGAGTATGAATTGGCTCGTTTGCAAAATCCAATCAGTCAAGAAGATAAAGATATCTTAGAAGGTCTTCCTTCAGAAGTAAAAAAAGACATTAAGAACGGTGCTTATTATTCTGATGGTTTAAAAATTGAACTTGATCCCCTGAAGCTCACATATTCATTTTATAAAAAGCAAGATTACGAACCATTTGCCGTTCCATTCGGTTATCCAGTGCTTGAAGATATCAATGCTAAAATGGAATTGAAGAAAATGGATCAGGCTATTACAAGAACAGTCGAAAACGTTATTCTTTTGATTACGATGGGAGCCGAACCAGACAAGGGAGGCATTAATCAAAATAACTTATTAGCGATGCAAGGTCTGTTTAAAAACGAAAGCGTTGGAAGAGTTTTAATTTCTGATTATACCACAAAAGCAGAGTTCGTAATTCCAGAATTAAATAAGGTTCTTGGTCCAGATAAATATAAAGTTTTGAATGAAGATATCAGGCAAGGTCTTCAGAACATTGTTATTGGTGAGGAAAAGTATAGTGCTACTGAAGTAAAAGCTCAAATTTTCATCGATAGATTAAAAGAAGCGAGAAACGCATTCTTGAATGATTTCTTGCAGCCTGAGATTCGCAGGATAGCCAAGGACATGGGCTTGAAGAACTCTCCTACGGCTCACTTCAGAGATATTGATATCAGAGATCAAACCCAGCTTATGCGCGTTTCTACACGCCTTATGGAGCTTGGAATCATTACTCCACAGCAAGGAATGGAAATGTTTCATACTGGACAGTTTCCAAAAGCCGAAGACATCGCTCCCGCTCAAGAAGGATTTGTCAAGGAAAGAGAAGATGGGTATTATAATCCAATTGTTGGAGGTGTTCCTGTTATTGCACCGCCGAAAGATCCAAACGCTAACAAGGCGACAATCAATCAAACAAACAAGGTTGCGGGAAGACCAGAAGGAACAACTGGTATACCAATTACAAAAGCCAATTTTTCTATAAAAAATATTCAAGCAGTAATCAAGAATATTGAAGCTGTAAAAGCCAACATGGAAAAAGAGTTGAAGAGTAAGTTGAACTTGAAAAAGTTAAATAATCAACAGCACGAAATGCTTGAACAGTTGTCTCATTCTATAGCAGTTTCTAAAGAATTAAATTGTTGGGAAGATACCGCGTATTCTTGTGTAAACAACTTTGACGAAATAGCTTCTTTATCAATAATCCCAGAAGTTTTAGAGATAGCTTCTGAACATCAGATTGAAGATGATTATTCAGCAGCGTTATTATATCACTCCCAAAAAATAAATGAAAATTAATCCAGAAGACGTTAAAGTTCCACTTGAAAAAACAGTTGAAATTAAAAACGGAGAGGTTCAAGTGTCTCTTGCTAAGATGGCGGATAAAAAAGCCGTTGTATACAAATCATTCATGAGTACATGTGCATCAGATGATAAAGCTCTTGTTGATACAAGCGATATGGACGATGACTCGACAATGAAAGCTTGTGCGGTTCAATTTGACAAAATGCAAGCGACACTTATGGAAGAAAGTAATTCTGGAGAATTAACCCCAGCACAGAAAAAACTTCCACCAGCTCTTCAAAAAGCTATTCTTAAAAAGATGGACAAATCATCAGATCCAGCTTCTCATGAGAATAAAGAAACAGAAAAAGAAGAAAAAATGGAAGAAGGAAAAGAATAATGATTTTTAAATATGAAGTATAAATACACAGCGAAATTTGAATCGCCAATTCTTTCTTGTGTCAAGGGAGATGAGTCTTTTATTTCAAAAGCTTCTTTAGAAAATTTAAAACCATTACTTCCAAAAGATATTGATTTTTCTGAAAATATTGATTTGATTGGTGTTGCTTTTAATGCCGCAATAGTCAACAAGTTCAATAAAAATGATGATGGAATGGATTCGGCAACAGCTGCAAGAGTAATTAAAAACTTCTTGCACAAGCCGACTAATATTGAACATGATAAAGGTAAAGTCGTCGGTCATATTGTAAGCGCTGGTTTTAGTGAGTATGGAACAAATTCTTTGATTGAGATTGAAGAAGCTTTGGATAAAAAAGATCCTTACAACATTGCTTTGGGCGCTGTTGTTTATAAATACGCAAACAAAGAATTTGCCAAGCTTATAGAAAGATCAGTAGATCCTCAAGACTCTCTTTATCAATCAATATCCACTAGTTGGGAAGTTGGTTTCAGTGAGTTCTTGATAGCTGTCGGAGGCGCTGATTTAAAAGACGCTGAGATTATCAGCAATCCAAAACACTTTGAAGAAATGCGTAGAAAGCTTAAAGCTTATGGTGGCGCTGGTAAACTTGATGATGGCAGTCATGTATATCGTTTGTTAACTGGAGAAATTTATCCATTGGGAATAGGTTTCACAACAAATCCAGCTGCTGATGTAAAAGGTTTATATTCTGACAATGAATCTTCATCTATGGTGGAAATCAAAGACAAAAGAGACAAAAAAACATTTTTTGATATTAAAAACAAAAATTATAATAAAAAAACTGAATCATCTATTTCCCAAATACAGTTAGCGAATGTAAAACACAAAAAAGAAACTATTATGGATATTGAAGAAGTCCTCTCTGAACTTAAAGATCTTCTTGTGGAGAAAAAATTCTCCGAAGAAGCTGTCGCCAACATGACTAGTACATTTGCCGACGCTATCAAACAAAAAGATATCGAATATCGTGCATCTCTAACCAAAGCCGAAGAAGAAGCGGCTGCTGCAATTAAAGAGCGTGAAGAGCTAAAAGCTTCAGTTGAAAAACTACAAGCTGACATTGGCCAAGCTTCACAGCGCATTGCAGAATTCGAAAATTTCAAAAAGCAAGAAGAAGCTATTGCTTGCTTCAATGCTAGAATGGAAGTTGTCGATAATAGCTACGATCTTGATGACGAAGATCGCAAAGTTCTTCTCGATGAACTCAAGTCTCTCGATTTTTCTGACGAAGCTTTTGCTGCTTATCAAGATAAGCTTTCAATCATGTGGAAACACAAGAACAAAGAAGTTAAGGCTTCTTACGAAAAGAGTATCCAAGACAGAATTGATGCGGAAGTCGCTAAGAAGCTCGCTTCTGTTTCTACCGCTTCAGAAACCAAAACCGACAAGGAACTCGCTGAAGAAGCTCTTGAAAAAGCTCAAGCTTCTGAAAGTGGACTTCCTAATTCAAATGAAGAATCTTCAAAAGAAGTCAAATCACTCAGAGAAAAATTCGCTAGTGCATTTGATCGCAAAAACATCATTATTTCCTAAACAATCTATAAACTAATATTATGTCACTTAGAACATTACCATTCAGACAATATAACGAAACTGACGTTATCAACATGTTCGCTCTTGGAACTGGATTTGTTAACGAATCAGTTCTTGATAGCAGCGCTACTAGCTACGGAGACGCTGGCGTTTTCGTTACTATTGAAAGCGGAAACTTAAACGTGGATACCATTACTTATGATAATGCTTATGCATCATATCTTGGTAAGACAAATTATCCACACGTTGGAGCCAACCAATACCCAAGAGTTAGCATCAGCCTCAAGCCTGCTACTTCGGGTGATGCGCTTATCGGCATGACTCTTCGCCAAACTGCAAAGCTTGACGAAAACGGTGAGAAGCTTCTTTACTACCCACAAAAAGCTGAAGAGCTTATGTGTATGCTTCCAGGTCAAGCAGTTCCAGTTGCAACTCGCGGTATTTTCACACTTGATGATGCTGCGTTTACTGCACCTATCGGAACTGGCGCTACTCAAATCGGTGTTGGTGGTGGACTCGCTCTTTCATCAGGCACCAGCGGTAGATTAACTGGTTGTGCAATCACTAATCCAGCAAGAGTTGCTCTTGTTATCGCTACTGGTTCACGCACTTCTGCTACTTCGACTGCCAACCTTGTCGATCCACTTTCAGGAAGCTATGCAATCATCGGTCTTGGACTCTAATCTAACCTAGAAAAATTTAAATATGAAAATTACTTTAAAAAGAACTCCTGAACAAATCGAGTTAATCAAAGCTATGGCTTCAAGAAATCGCGCTGTTGCGATGGAAGCTCAAGTCGCTCTTGCTGAATTCATCGGTCCAGTTTTAGCTGAAGTTATCAACAATGCTCCTACCTTGAGCAACTTGTTCACTCCGCTTCAATTCAACGCTGATGACAATCCAAGTATTCCGCTCGATTTATACTACGACGTAGCTGCTGAAGACTATATCACCGTATATAGCCAAAGCGCAGCTGGTGGTCTTCCTCAGAACCAAGTTTTACCAACTGTTTCTGAAATGAAGATCCACACCTACACTCTTGATTCTGCATTGAGCTTTGACAAGCGTTATGCTGCTAAGAGCCGTATGGATGTTATCAGCAAGACCTTTACTCGTCTTGCACAAGAAATTCTCTTCAAGCAAGAGAAGACTTCTGCTAACCTTCTTTTAGGTTCACTTGCTGGTGCTACAACTAATGGTAAGAAACACGTTCAACGTGCTAATACCAATGGTCGCTTCTTGCTTGCGGATCTTAACGAACTCTTCACTCTTGCCAAGAGAATCAATACCTCATGGCTTGGTGGTACTCCAGAAGCTCGCCAAGGTCGTGGCTTGACTGACATCATTGTTTCTCCAGAAGTTGTTCAAGAGCTTCGTGCAATGGCTTACAATCCTATCAATACTCAAGGAACTAAGACAGATATTCCTGCTCCAGAAGATATGAGAACCTCTATCTATAACAGCGCAGGTATTCCTGAGTTCTATGGTGTTTCTATCATGGAAATTAATGAGCTTGGTAAAGGCCAACGCTTTAATACTGTATTTGATGTTGTAGCTGGAACGGGCGCATTCACCAATGCAGCTGGCGGAAACTCTGCTGTGTTTGATGGAACTAACGAAGAAATCATCATCGGTCTTGATCGTACTCGCGACTCGCTTATCCGTGCAGTTGCTGTTGATTCAGAAAACGGTTCTGAGTTCTCTCTCACCGCTGATGATCAATACAGCGTCCGTCAGAGCAAGATCGGTTACTTCGGCTCTCTTGAAGAAGGTCGTATGGTTCTCGATACCCGCGCTCTCGTTGGTAAGATCGTTTCTGGTCTTGCTTAATAGCGATAAACCCTCCCAAGAGCCGCCCTTAACGGGGCGGCTCTTTTTTATTTAAAAACATGAGTTTTAAGATATAATAAAGTATGCCTAGAAAAAAGAAAATCGAAGAAACAAATGGTGCATTGAAGCCAGAAATTCAAACAATAAACGGATCTAGTAATCCACAAGGATTGATTGAACAAATCTCGCACATGAGAGCTAATGGCCAAGTGAATACTCCAGAGTTCGTTCAAAATATGAGAGAGCTAGAGGTTATTCTCGGCGTATCTCAAATTAGTCCATTCGGTACAAACGAACTTGAGATCTTCGAGGAGAATCTCAAAGAAATGTCTATCACTGATTTGCAAAGACTGGCAAATAAGATCGGCATTAATCCATTCCACGAATATCCTACTTTAAAGAAAAATCTAATCAGGGAATTCCCAGCGTATACAAAGAACAGTCGGCGGAACATTATGCCATCACCAGTAAACAGCTTTGTTCCCGATCCAAACAATCCAGAACATAAGAAATTATTGAAAATCCTTGGGGATATTTAAGTGTAATATATTGTATGAGTGTAATTAGCGACTTAGCATTA